GGCGCGCGCGACCTGCCATTTGAGCGCCTGCGGCAGTTCGGTCTCCTGGCCGCGCGTTAGTTCCAGCACGTCGCCCTCGCGGGCTGCGACCAGATCGTCGGGCGCGAGGGTGGCGACGGAGGCCCGGCCGCGCATGACGAAGCGGATCACGCCCTCGGTCTCGACGGCGTCGAAGCCGAAATGCCGCGACAGTGTGGTGATCGAAGCACGCGGGCTTTCCAGCGCACCGATCGCGTAGCCCTCGACCGCGCCCCACAGGCCGGAGACATCAATACGGCCCTCGGTCAGCCCGGCCCGCAGGCAGAGGTGACGGACGAGCGCTGCCAGCGAGACCGCGCCCAGCCGCCCGGTCAGCCAGTGCCCGAGCCGCCAGTTCGCCCCGTCCGTCCAGACGTTGGTCAGCGCCGGGAAGAACGGATAGGGCCGCGCGTCCCAGGTCCAGGCGGCGCATTCGGGGACGTGCACCATGCGGCCGCCATAGACGGACGAGACCGGGTTATTTGCGGCTTCGCCCCACCAAAGATAGGTCGCCTCGAGATAGGCCCGCTGGATGGCGTCGTCCCGCCAGCCCCGCGAGAAATGCGGCGTGAAGCTTTCGGACGACTTCGGGTCGAAGAAGACGTTGGGCTGGTTGGTACCGCGGTCGATGGCGGGGCAGCCGAGTTCGGTGAACCAGATCGGCTTGGATTGCGGCACCCATGCCGTCGGCGTCCCGCTCTCCACCCCGCCCGGGCGGTCGTAATGCAGGTTCGACCACCAAGCGCGCAGATCCTTGTAGCGGAAGACCCATGGCTTGCCGTTCGGCGGGTCACTCGAACCGGTGGCGTTCCCCGCCTCACCTCCATCCGTGATCGGGGTGCGGACCTGCGCGGTGCGATCGGCAGCGCTGGCATAGAACCAGTCGAAGCCTTCGCCGCCCGCGATGTTTTCCTGCAGGTAGGTCCGGTCATAGATCGCGGGCCAGCCCTCGGCAGCGTCCGCATGCTCGAACCCGTCGCGCCAGTCCGACAACGGCATGTAGTTGTCGATGCCGATGAAATCGATCCCCGGATCCGCCCAGAGCGGATCGAGATGGAAGAACACGTCGCCGCTGCCGTCGCCCGGCTGGTGCCCGAAATACTCCGACCAGTCGGCGGCGTAGCCGATCTTCGTCCCGGACCCGAGGATCGAGCGCACATCCGCAAGCAGATCCCGATAGGCCTGCACGGCGGGATAAGTGCTGGCACCCGAGCGGATCGTCGTCAGCCCCGGCATCTCGGTCCCGATGAGGAAGGCGTCGACACCGCCTGCCGCCGCGCAGAGATGGGCGTAGTGCAACACCATGCGCCGCAGGCCCCAGTCACCGGACGGCCCGGTCCACGAAACCGACTGACCCGAGACACTGAAGTTGGCAGGCGTCGCCGCGCCGAACAGCGCCGCGACCTGCGTGGAGGCCGTGGCAGTCTTGTCCACCGATCCCGCATAGTCAGCAGCCGGGGAACAGGTGATCCGCCCCCGCCACGGGAACGCGGGCTGACCCGTGTCGGCGGCGTTGTCGGAATACGGGTTCTGCAGCGAGTTGCCGGGCGGCACATCCATCAGGATGAACGGATAAAAGGTGACGCGCAACCCGCGGGCCTTCATCTCCTGGATCGCTTGGACCACCGCGAAGTCGGCGGGCGTGCCGCCATAGACGGGGCGATCGTCGCCATTGTCGCTCGGACCAATGGCGCTCCCATGGCGACCGTCGCGGCTGACGAGGAAGGCATTGGCCCGGCTGACGCCGTTGACCAACCACGTCGACGGCATGGTCGATTTGGCGGTGACCTCGACGCCCGGCCGCACTTTGCAGTTCCCAGCACGCAGATCGTCCCCGAACCAGGCCACCACCAGCGACACGCTCTCGACCTTCGGGGCCATGGCCTGCAGCCGGTCCAGCGCCACCACCATGTCGGCAGTATCGGTCAGTGCGTTGAGGTTTTCGGGAGTTTGGGACCCGCCACCACCCTTCCGGATACCCTGCGTGGCATAGGTGAACTCGCCGGATGCCGGGATCATGGTGACAGCCTGCGTGAGACTCTCTGCCGTGTCTGGATCGGCAAGCGGGCGGAACACCTCGAAACTCAGCTGCGGGATGCGGTTGCCGTAATCGCCCAGCGGCAGGTCCTCGAAGACCACATAAGCCGTGCCGCGATAGGCCGGCGTGTTGGCCGTGCCCATCTTCGCCGCGATGAACGGGTCGGCGGTCTGGCTCTCGTCGCCCGGATACCAGCGCCAGGTGATCCCGGCGGTGTCCAGCAGCTTCCCGTCGGCCCAGATGCGGCCAATGCCCGTGATCGGCCCCTCGCACAGTGCGACGGCGAAGCTCGCGTAGTAAAAATACTCGGTGGTCTTGACCTTGCCGCCACCGCCACCGCCCTTGCCCCCACCCTGCGTGGTGGTCTTGGTCTCCTCGCGGAAATCCGTCGCCCAGATGATGTTGCCGCCGATCCGCATGCGACCGTAGAGACGCGGGATCACCGCTCCTTCCGTGGCCGAAGTGATGCGCAGATTGTCCATCCGCGCGCCCTCGATCCTCTGGGTTGGCGCGAGGGACGAGATAATCCAGCTGTCGACAACCGAGCCGATGGTGGAGCCGACAAAGCCGCCGATTGTGGCCGCGCTGACGCCAAGGATCGCGCCGCCAATGCTGCCGCCAATGGCGGCACCTGCGGCACCAAGAACGAGGGTAGCCATGGGATGATCTCAGCGTTGCGGGAACAGGAAGGCGAAGGCGATGCGCCGCCGCCAGGATGGGGTGAGCGGTTCTTCGATGACGCCGAGGCGCTCGTAGGCGTGGAGGAAACTGTCGGGTCCGGTGAGGATCCCGACATGCTTGGCAATGGCACGGCGTTTCATACGGAAGAGGACCAGCGCGCCGGGACCGGCCTCTGCCGGTTTCATCTCGATCATCATGGCGCGCGCGCCCTCGGCCAGAACCTCGCGTGGCCCGGTCTCGGCCCAATCCCGACTGTAGGGCGGCATCGGGAAAGGCTCGGGGCCGACGACTTCCCGCCAGACGCCGCGTGCCAGCCCGAGGCAGTCGCAGCCGGCGCCGCGCAGGCTCGCTTGGTCGTGATACGGCGTGCCGATCCAGGACCTTGCGATGCCAATGACGCGGGTCGGATCGGCAGTGGCTCTCGTGCATCGCGATGCGATGCACTGCCGCCCGTCGTTTCCACTGGAAACGACGTTGGTCACAGCACGGACCCTTCGTGTCCACCATCCCTGGTGGCATAGCGGAGCACCGCGTCCTGGCCGGGAATATGCGGGAATCCACGAAAGTTTGCTGTGTTCGCGAACTTTGCCGCGCAGGTCTCCATCCGCTTGTCGCAGCCCGCACGGATGGCGAAGGCGTCACTCTCGGCGATACCGCGCACCGGTGCTTCGAGCAGCGTCAGCACCGCGATGCCGTCTGTCACGACATGTGCGATGATCTCTGCCTGCCGACCGGCATTGGCCCCGCTGGTCCATTCGACGGTGCCAAAGGTGAACCAGCCGGAGGTGAAGCCTTCGAGCCCCGAGGCTGTGAAAGCCCGATCCCGCAACAGGTCGAGTACCGAACCGTTGCCCTTGAATGCTGATGCCTCCAGATCAATCCCACAGCGTCCATCACTTAGGGCCGCGTCACAGGTCGCCTGAAAGGTCCGCCCAACCGTCTGGCCCAGCACATGGGCGAGCGAACGGACCTCGGCGACGAAGGCCAACCGCCCACGGCGGAGCTGGCCGATGGCTCCGCGCCGCATCAGCACGCGCTGGCTCGTGTCCGCCCAGTTCACCCGCCAGACTTCGACCTCGGCATTGTCCCAGCGACCGTCGAGGATGTCGGTCTCAGTGATCCGGTCCGACGTCAGCACGCCTTCCGCGTCCTGCGCATCGACCGACAGGTCCGAGCCCGACCGGACTTCAGACGCAGTCAGCCCGCTTTCAGATTCGAAATCGGTGCCAATGAGGCTGAGCGTCCGGTCGTGGTCGGTGAAACCGAAACTCGTGGTATCGGCGCGGACGATCCGCCAGCACCAGGCCAGCGTCGTCGTGCTGTCGTCGAGATGTGCTTGCAGATCGGGGGTGATGTTTTTCATCGCCGGATCTCCAGAAGCGGGATGGAGGTGATCGAGCCGAGCCGCTCGAGATCGAGCGTCACGTCGAGCGCGTCGGTATCGAAGCGGACCGGCACGTCGAAGGCGAAGCCCACGGAGATCGCGACACCGGAGCCCGGCGCGGTGCTGAATGTGACGACGCCGGTGGCCGTGTCTACCGACCACCCGGAGGGCTGCTCCGCACCGTTGAGGGCGACGCGCACCGTGCCCGCGACCGGCTTGGTGATCGAGCGGGTCCACGATTGCGCGCCCGAGGCGTAACGCTTCACCATCTGAAAGGCGGTCGTCGCGCCGTCTCCGGTGCCGATCGCCTGGTCGGTGGGCGATGGCGCGCCCGAGGGCAGACAGGACTTGTGGTCGCCCCAGTCCTTGAACCGGAAGCCGTAGAGCCGCCCATTCCGCGCCTCGAAGAAGGCGACTACCGCCGCCAGGTCGTCCGCGCGTCGGATGCCGTCGACCCAAAGCTGCGGCCCGTGCGTATCAGTGCCGGTGCCTTGGGCGAGGGCTTGCCCGCGCAGGATCTATTGGTGTCGCGCCAGCAC